CTCTGCGCCACCGGTCTGCAGCGACATCTGGTACTGGTACCAGTTGAGCTGTGCAAGGTGGTACGGAGCGGGCTTGGCGTACCCGGTGAACTTGATCTCGATGATGCGGCGGCGTGCGTAGTCGACCGCGTCGGGGTGGCACACGCCGCCGTAGCCGTTGTACAGCTCCTGACCGTGCAGCAGAAGCTCGCCGTTGATGGTGTAGGCAAGCTCGATGAACTTTTCTTCGGCAGCGTGGCCGGAGTAGAACATGACCTCGCGGCCAATGGGGCCAACGACTCTCTCTTCGGCCGGGATGCGTACTTCGTTCCACGAGTACCGGGCGCACGCGCCCAGCATCGAGGGGCGAAGCTCCCCGGTCGGCGGGGTCCATTCCTTGGTGCTAGCCAGTGGGTCGTCCAGTACCGGGAGCAGGGTTGTCGTCATGGGTGACCAATACCTTCGGGTGGGGGTACGTGCCGCCGGTGACAGACATTGGCGGTTTAGTACCAGTTAGTGGTGTCCGTTGCAAGCGCGGCGCTTAAACCCACAACACCGCGAAGCCAAGCGCGATGAGCGCAAGGCCGTACAAGGTGGTGTTACTCACCAGTCAGTGAGGCGTGAATCTGTGCGGCGTCGGCCGCGATGCCGTCGCGGTAGGGCGTCCAGCAATTGTCCAGCAGCGCGGAGATCTCAGCGACCTTGTCGGCCGGGAGGCCCGCGTCGGCGATGGGCAGAACGTCGATCTGCACGTTGTAGTAGGGGCCGTCGGCCTTGCCGAACGTAAGGCGGAAGACCGAGTCGGTCGGACGCAGGCCGAGCGTGCGCATACGGTTGACGGCGAGCGTGAACACGCCGCGGCGCGGGTTGATTTCGGCGTTCTTGAAGGTCACAAGCACGGGTGTGTGCTTGCCGACATCGTACGCAAGCAGCGTCTGGAGGTCGTCGCAGGTACCGGCGCCGTAGCCACGGCGCGGGCAGCTGACGCACGAGCGGGCGCGAACGTCGGTCTGGTCACCGGCGTCGATCCACCCGTAACCAAGCTTACCGTCGGGCGAGGAGCAGCTTGCCTCGTGGGGAGTCTTGGGGTCGTAGGGCAGGCCGTAGTAGGACTTTGCCGGTGCGGAGCCGCGCGGAATGAGGAAGACCTCGGAGCGCTCATCGGCGTCGCCTTCGAGCAGGTACACACCCTTGCTGCGGTTGATGCGCAGGTTGAGCGCCTGAAACGGAACCGAGTCGGAGAAGCCGTCGTCGTAGTTAGTAGTTGCCAGCTCGTGTGAGCCCTGAGTGGGTGCGGGCAGGGAGCTGGGTGCGAGCGCGGGTGGGGTGGCGGACGGAACGTCGGGGGCTGGGTGTACTGCGCCCGGCAGGTTGATCGGGTCGACCACGTCGGATGCGGAGTACGGCGGAGTGTGAGAGGCAGAAGGGGAGGGAGTGTTCGGGGATGTACTCAAGGTCTAATTCCTCCAGTTGGGTGGGTGTAAAGCACGGCTCACGGCTTAGCCAGTACGCCGAGTGGTCACCGTAAATGCCGAAAGCGTCCCACTGTGAGTGGGGTGGTTGCACGTCGGAGATCAAGGCCCCGCGCGCGTAGTAGGTCATTGAAGCCGGGTGACGCGGTCGACCTGTTCGTCGTGGACCAGCAGCGCGTCGTGGCGTGACGACGAGAGCTTGCGCGACACCACCGTGTGGCCAACGAACGTTATGGTCTCGTAGACGCGCGGCGGTCGGGCGAGCGCGTCCGGCTGAGTGCCGACAAAGACGGTGGAGACCAACGCGTGGTCGGAGGTGTCCGGGTCGGGCGAGTCCAAGCGCGTTACGGCGACAACCGCGTCGTGGCCGCTGAGCCAGTTGGCCCACTCCACAACGTCGTAGCACGGCGTCACGTAGTCCTCGTCGGTCTCTTGCCAGTACCGGGTGATCGTGTCGTGACTCACAGCAGCACCGGTTGCTCGTGACCTGCGGTTCCGGTCCACAGCGACACGCCGTTGGTCACGTGGTCCTCGACGCCCGCAGCGAGCCGCTCCAGTGAGTGGGCGCAGCGACGCAGCGACTGCGCACAAGCTGCAAGTTGCTTGGCGTGGGCCGAGGTCAAGTCGGGCTGTTTGCGCAGCACGGTGAGTTGCCCGCGTGCGTCGTCCAGCGCCCGCTTGGTGTCGGACAGCGCAGAGGCGCCGAGGTGCGGTGTGCTGGCGGGTTCGGGCGTGGCGGAAAACGCACGCTGTAACGCGTCTAGGTGGTCGCTCATAGCAAGGCCCCCCGGGAGGCTAGCACGGCCCCCGTCGCTGTGGTAGTTGTGCACCCGTTGTGCGGGGGGGTGCACTTGGAAAGTGTGGGCTTTGCAGGGCAATTCCGCGCGTTGTGCAAGTTGTGCAAATTGTGCAGGGCCTCTCCTCACGGATAGGTTTGGCGAATAGGGGTAGGGTCGGTAGTGCAATATGCACAACGTTGGTATAAAAGGTATAAATAGCAGGGTAAACGGAGGAGTTTGGATGCACAATTCGGTGTGCAATCGCGTGCAAGAACGCGCAATGTTGTGCGCGGCGTCGTCTGACGCGGGCGGCGGAACACCAGCGCGCGCGTCCTTGTCTGACCGACCGGCGCAGCGGCGGGATTACACGCGCCGTGGGAAGAGGCGCAGGCGCAAGGAGTGGGTAATTTTTGCGCGTGATGAGTTCCGCTGCGTGTACTGCGGAAAATCGTCGGTTGAGGACGGGGTTAAGCTGGAGGCCGATCACATTGTGGCGCACTCGGCTGGTGGGGCTGACACGGCGGGGAATCTGGTTACGGCGTGTCGAGACTGCAACCGCAGCAAGTTTGACGAGGAGCTCCTCGCCGACACGCGGGCGCGGCTCGAAGGGCTTGTGGCCCAACGAAACCGCGCCCGTCGTATCGCTGGCGAGATGCCAGTGGACTTGGGCCGTCAGGCCACGACGAAGTCCCAGCGTCCGATGTCGACCACGGCATCGTCGGAGTCGGAGTCTGAGGGATCGGTGGACTCTGCTGAAACAGCGTCGTGATCCTCGGTACCGGAAGTGGTGGCGATGTGGGTCGTTTCAGGCGTTAGCGTCACGCCTGCAAGCGGGAGTCCGGCTTCGATGTGCTTCGACCGGTAAGCGCGGACTACCTCGTACTGGTCGAGGGACGGGCCGCTGTCGTGCGCGGTCAGCCCGAGGGCGCGGTTAAGCGCAAGGCGCGCGTAGTGGTTGCGGGTCCAGTCGCCGGAGATCCTCTCGCAGACGTGAAGGTTGTCGGTCTCGGGGACGAGGATCTCGACGGTCACGGCGACCTTGGCGCGGTGTGAGCGGGACGGGTATCTCATGACAGAGCCTCCTTGGTCCAGTTGGAGAGTTCGAAGTGGACGCGGCCGTTGCGCAGCACGCGGCGGAGGACGTCGTGAACGACGAGGTCGTTGAGCATCGTGGACGCGTTGTTGGTCTGAAGCCCGGTGTACTCTGCAACGAGGTCGGGCGTCGCGGTTTGGCCGTTCTCGATGAGCATGGCGGCGACGAGGAAGCAGTCAGCTCGGCGGCCCCACTCCGAGTGGAGCTGAGCGCCGCTCGGGGCGTTGACGTACCACTCCAGTGATGCGTCGATAGCTTCGCGCGTTACGTACTCCTCGGGAGCTACGCGAAGCGACGGTGCACCGTTCTGTCGGTACCGGATACGCCGGGGGTCGAGCACCCGCGTGCGCGGGTGGGGTGTCGGCGTGGGGAGAGGTTCCGCGGCGACGATGGTGGCGGTCGCCTCACGGTGGGTGGTGGTGTACTCGAAGACCTTGGCGGCGAACGTAAGGGCGCTTCGCGCGAACGTGGCGGTGCGGTCGTCGATGGTGGGGTCGTTGATCAGCGCGGCAGCATCACGGACCATCTGGACGCTGTCCTCGCCGAGCTGGGAGTGTGTCATCGCTAGAAGAGCTCCATGGTGGCGTGTGCAGGGCTGGGCAGGTCGAGCTTCTGTTCAAGGCGGAGCTTGAGGCACCAGAGAAGCACGGTGCCGACGGTGGCGATGGTGTCGGCGTCTATGGCGAGGTTGACGGGTGCGTCGTCGGCGTCGGGCGAGTACGTGAGGGTGCCGGTGTCGAGGTCTACGGTGATGACGGGGTTGATGACGTCGTCTCCGTGCCTGTCGATGAGGTCTTGCGGCGCGTGGATGCGCAGCGTTATGGCAGGGCGGTCAGGGTCCACTGGGTGGCCTCCAGATGGTTGCGTCTTTGATGGGAACTTTGGTTGTGTAACCCGCGAGCGACACGTGCAGGTATTTGGTGCCGACCCGTTTGACAACGGCGAAGCGCCATTGTGAGTTGCGGACGAACCTGACCGTGTCGCCGGGGGCTATTGGTTGCGGGCGTGCCGGATGTACCACGTGATTATGAGGGCGCAGACTATGGTTTCGACGAGAGCGATCAGCTGTTGCCGAACATGTCGCGAAGGTGGTGGATGCTGTGAATGCGGGTGATGTCGTATCTGCGTGTCAAGCGGTCACACTCCGTGCGTAGGTTGGGGCTCGTGTTGTCGTAGATGCCGGTGACGACGCCGTCGCACACCCAGTAGCGCGGTGCGGGCTGCTTTGCGAGCCAGCGCAGTGCGGGGCCGTCAACGCCGTTGCCGCCCCAGTTGCGGTCGGTAAGGTCGTCTTTCCCTGCGCGGCGGCCCTTGCGTGCCACGATGCGGAGCTCTCCGTCGTGGTCACCGTCGGAGCAGTACGTTGCGACGGTGACGCCGGGAAGTGCGGTCATGATCTCGTCGATGTCGTCGGAGCTGAGGTGCATCGAGCCGGACGTGTCGATGATCACGCTGCCGGAGTCGGCCTTGCGGCGTACTGAGCCGAATACGCGGCCGTCGGAGCACATGCGGTGTGGTGAACGGATCAGAGCCCCTTCGTCCGACATACGCCACGCGCGTCGGCGAAGCTTGGGAGACTGCGGGAGGACGAGCGTCGGGTACCTGAAGTGCATGTTGCACCACTCAGATTCGTCGCAGTCGTCCCATGAGTCGTCGGCGAGTCTCTCGTCGCGCGGGTAAAGCTCGCCTGCGTCGTCGTCGCGGTTGAGGTATTGCTGAAGGAAGTACCACGCCGCAGTGGCGGCGCGTTCCGTGGTTTCCGGCTCCTTAACGTCGGAAAGTGACTCGTGGGTGGGGTGCTCGTCGTAGTCGCCAACGATGGCTGACGCAGCTGCGCGGACGGCCTGTTGCACTGCGGTGCGAAAGAGGTTGCGTCGCTTTGCGTCGGGAGAGTCGTCGGGGATGCGCTTGCTGAGAGCGGTGTTGAAGGTCACCCAGTCGTCGGAGGGTCCGCCGATGCAGGACTTTGCGGCGATGGCGTAGGCGGCGAGGATGTCGTCGGTGGACTCGTAGAACTCGATGGCTCCGTCGGGGAGGCGGCGGCCGGGGTCGAGGGCGAGAGCCTTGTAGTGGGGTATGGTCGTGGAGTCGTCGTATTCCTCCTCGTAGGTGTCCCAGACCCCGTCCTCGGCGGCAGCGTATGTCTGCTGCAACGCGCTTGAGATGCGGCCGTAGTCGGTCGCGGTGCAGACGTCGTATGGGATGTCGGCTTCTCGGGAGAACTCCGCAAGGGTGTCGTGGCCGATCGCGACCGTTGCGTTGGCGTGAGTACGGGCGTATGTGCTGCGTGGTGACAGGTCGGTCGGTGCGTGGACCGTGCGGGTGGTGAAGTCGGCCGATTCGTTGCCACGGGCTGCGGTCCAGTTGCGCTCGCCCGTGGAAAACGAGTTGGGAAGAGCGCTGAATCCCATTAGAGGCGTGCCTTGAGCTCGTAGGCGGTGATGATGTCCTGCGCGCGCTCGCCGAAGACGGCGACGCAAGCGTGAACGACGTCCATGTTGTTGCGTGCCTCGGCGAAGGCGAACCACTTGCGGATACTGGTGCGGACGTTCGAGTCGTCGGCGGACGTGGCCTCAGTGGCGATCACCTGAAGGTCGTCGGGCAGTGCGGCGATCGCGGCTGGGTGGGGACGCGTGATCTTGATGATGCCGTCCATACGGTCGATCAGGGCCTCAGGCAGGTCGGACTCGGTGCCGTTCATCGTGACGACGAAGGTGGTGTTGTCGGCGGGCTTGACGGTCTCGCCGGTGGGCAGGGTGAGCTGTGCGGACGCGAGGTCGTCGAGCACGGCGTAGCAGAACGAGTGGCAGTCGCCGCTTGCGCGGTCCAGCTCGTTGAGGACGTACCGGGCACCGTCGAGCCAGCTACGGATAGCAGGGCCGTGCATCCAGCTGTACGAGCCGTCGTTCATGACGAAGTGGCCGCGAAGCTCGGACGCAGGGGTCTCTTCTGTGAGGGTGTTGGTGTAGAGCGGGGTTTCGAAGGTGCGGTTGGCGTGCATGGCGGAGTAGGTCTTGCCAGTGCCGGGAGGGCCGTAGAGGAGAACGCGTCGCATGTTGCCGATGCACTTCTCGGCGAGGTCCCACTGGTCGATGGTGATGCTCACGGTGTGTGGTGTCCTTGGTCGGGATGGGCTGGTGCGCCAGCAACTCCTGAAACGGAGAAGCCGGGAAACAGGAACGTGTTGCGGGTGGTGCTGTTACGCGAAGAACTCCTTTTCGGTGGAGCGGTCTGTCGCGTCAGCGACTGCGTTGATGGCGTTGATTGGGATGTCGTACCCGGCGTCTCGGAAGTAGTCGACGAGTGTTTCGAGGTCGGGGTAGAGTCGGTGCGGGTAGTGTCCCGGGAACTCCGCAGTGGGAAGTCCCTCGGGGTTGGTGGTGTGGACGATGTCCCCCCACCATCCTTTGACGTGGATCTTGCCGATCGTGAATTCGTGCCAGCCGAGGATGCAACTGGCGTCTGGGAAGTGCACGGTTATTCGGCTCATGGGAGCATGTCGGGGTTGATGAGGCCGCTGCGTATGCAGACGGCGCGGAGCACCGCCGGTAGATCGTCGGGGTACGCGTCGATTTGGCGTGCCTCGTCTTCGGTCAGGGAGTCCCAGTCGATCACGAGTAGCTGGTCGCTCATACAGGCGTGCGCGACGTTGTGCTGGGTGTCGAGGTAGTAGATACCTGTGGGTCGTGGTGGGCGGCTCATGGGACCAGTGGCCAGTCGCTGGGACCCGTGAGTGGCAGGTGTGCGTAGTCCTGTAGGGCTTCCTCTGTGCCGCAGTGGGAGCAGATGTCGGTCTCGTTGTCGAAGCGTGAGAGGGCCGGGGGGTATACCCCGCAGGCGACGGCGCGGCGGGTGAGCTCGGGCGGTGCGTTGTAGTCGACGAAGTGCGAGGAGTCGCAGCGCGGGCACAGGTGCACGTGGTCGTCGATGGAGGTCGAGTGGAGGGCAGCGTTGGTCAAGGGCGGTACCAGCGGTAGGGGACGTAGCGTCCGTGGTGGTTGAGGTAGTGCAGCACGAAGCCGCGTCCTTGTGCGGCCTTGCGGATCTGGCGTCGCGTATGGAAGCGCCGGTTTGTGGCTATCTCGTGATAGCGGTGGTTGGTGAACTTGAGGTGTGGGGGCCATGAGCCCCAGTCGGCAACGAGCAACGGCCCCCGAGGGTTGGGGGCCGTTGCTGTTGCGTGGGTGGTGTTTATGTCCGTAGCTACCACTACGGGTCGGACGTGCCGGTGGCCCTCTAGAAAGGCACTTCGTCGCGCGTGTCCGACTCGACGTGCGACGTGGCTGTGTGACCGCGGCCGGAGCGGCGGGCCTCGGCCTGCTCCTTGGTGTCGATGAAGTGGACGTTGTCGGCGACGACGTCGAGGGCCTGACCCTTGACGCCAGCGTCGGTCGTCCACTCACGCCACGAGAGGCGCCCGTCGATTGCCAGCGGGGAGCCGACGGTGACGGAGCGCGCGATGTTGGGGGCGTCGGGGCCGAACTTGGTGACGTTGATGTAGTTCGGCTTCTGGTCCCACGAGCCGTCGTCCTTCTTGATGGCGTCGTTGACGCACACGCGGAGGTTGACAAGCGGGGTACCCGCGCGGGTCTCGCGGAGCTCGGGCTCCATCGTGACGCGGGCGGTAATGGAAACTCGGTTGAGGTCAGCCATCGTAGGTGATCTCCTCGTTTTCGGCGGAGCGCAGGGCTTCGAGTGAAGACACGACTTCCGCGATGTACACGTGAACTAGCCGCTCGACGGTGCTTCGGTACTCGTCAAGCCACGTGGTGGTCATGACGATGAAGCGCGCGTCGAATCCGACTTTACGCATGAAGTCGGCGGCGCCGATGTGCTCGCCTCCGACCTTAAGCCCCTTTGGGCCGTCGGGGTGGACGAGCTCGTGGGGTGGTGTGGTGCGGTCGTAGATTGACGCTGCGGTGCGACGGGCTTCCGACAGCACGTTGTCGTGGATGTCGGACCAGTCGGGCAGAACGTCGGGGTGGACCCAGTCGTTGTCGTCGAAGTCCGACACTGTGCACGTCCTTGTCTGGCCGTTAAGCCTCGGTGTTGGGTTTACCGCTCAACGAGCGGGGATGCTGGCTGCTGAGATGCGTGGTCGCTGTATTACAGGGCGGTCAGGGCACGGAGTAGGGAGTCGCCGCTCGCGTAGTACTCGTACTCGTCGTCGCGCCAGCGCTCGACGGGGTGGACGACGCCGTCGCTGGTGCGGTTAGCGCGAGCAGGCACGGCGGTGGGCACGCCCGCGATGGTGTGCGGGCGACGCGGGCGGACGCGGACTGCGTCGTTGCGATGGAACGGTACGTAGCGCTCGGTCGGCAGGTACCGCGGGGAGTGCTTGCCGAAGCGCAGAGTCCAGCCGGGGGCGGCGCGCCAGTGGTCGAGGGCAGGCTCGGAGTGGAGTTTTCCGTCGCGGTCGTGCTCGTAGTACGCGGAGTTGACGTCGACTTCGCAGAGCCACGTCCCTGTGGCGACTGGCAGGGAGCCGGTGGCTTTGCAGGTGGTGCAGCGCTGGAGGGCGCCGTTGACCCGGGCGAGGCCGTCCTTGCAGTGGCCGCAGGGGCGTCGCTCTTCCGACTCCAGAACGATGGTGCGCAACTGCCACTTGCCTTGGGATGGCGGGAGGTCGGCCGGGGGCAGGAGTCCGTCGGCCTCGACGGTGTGGAGGTAGAGCGCGACCTGCGCCGCGTAGGCGGCACGCTGGTAGGAGAGGATCGCTTCCTGTCGCTCCCACTCCCGGAACTCCTCGTAACTGAGGCGGGGACGCGCGAACTCGTGGCCGGTGCCGAGGCAGGTGGGGCAGTCGCCGAGCGTGTCGTCGACGTATCCACGGTCGTCGATCTCTCCGGCGCAGTTCTCGCATAGTTTCGGCTGGAGGTCGTCGTCGGACAGCGCGACGAGGACGCCGTAGCCGAGGCAGTGCGGGCAGTCGTGCGCGGGGTGGCGCCACGCGGTAGCGTCGGCGCACGGGCACTGGATCCAGCCGTAGTCGTCGACGACGTCGAGCGGGGTCACCGCGTTGCCCACGTAGGGGAGCGAGGCCGATGCGGGCTCGCAGGGGTCGGGGCCGCGCTCGTCGAAGTGAGCGCACCCCGGGACCGGAAGGTCCGCGGGGTCGGGCCACGTCAGGGCGTCGTTCATGCTCAGGACTCCGTTCCGTACTTGGCGAGGAGGTGGTCGTACAGCATCTCGCAGGACTTGGCGTACAGGTGCGACAGGTCGCCGAGTATCGAGGCGTCCGGGGCAGCGGCGTCGTGCAGCTCCATGCCCGCCTCGGCGAGGAAGGAGCTCGGCACCCGGAGGGTGAACTCGTGGTCGCCACGGCGCGAGATCACGAACCAACTTCGGCCAGCCGTGAACGCGGGGTCGATACGGGCGCACCACACGGGCACGCCCGGGGTGAGCCACGTCGCGTTGGGGCCGAGCCGCTCGGGCGCGTCGAAGGATACGAGACGCCACTCAGGAGCGATAACGGACACGGTGTTTCCTTTCGCTTTTGATTTAGGAGACGCTGGGTTGTGAATTGCGCTATCGGGTGGGCAGGTACTTGGGGACTCGGCAGTCGTACCGAAGGTCCCCCACGGTCTCGCGGTAGCGCGAGCCTTCGGGGCGCTCAAGCCCCGTGCTGTACTCGGCCACCGTCTGGCACGTGGGCAGGTTCGCCCACTCGTAGAACATGAGGCCCCACACCACGATGGCGCCGGTGACGAGGAACGCGGTCAGGTACAGGACCCAGTTGCGCTCGATGTGTTCGATAACGCCCACGTCTACACCTTCTTTCCGTCGGGGGTGAACAGGATCTGGTCGCCCCACGAGTGGCCAGCGCCGCGCAGCGCGATGATGGCCGTGGCGGGGATCCGGTAGCCAGCGGCCTCGAAGGAGGCGAGGATCGGCTCCAGCGAGGCCGCGATGTTGAGCGGGTACCCGTCGGGGAACTCGTGGCTCGGCAGTTCGTCGGGGTTGTCGTGGCGCGGCACGATGTCGCCCCAGTAGCCGTTGAACGCTCGGTCGAAACCGAAGTTGAGGTAAGCGTCGCCGAAGCGAACAGTGATGCGGGACACGGTGGTCACCATCCCTTGGGGTTGGAGTGCGAGTACGCGCGACGGGCGCGCTTGGCCCAGTCTGCGCGGGAGCCGCCGTCTCGGCGGTTACGCTCCTGCTGGAGCACCTGCATGGGCTTGTAGGACGCGAGAACGACGTAGGAGACCGCGTCTGCGAGGTGCGTGCGGTATATGCGCGCGTGAAGCGAAGTGGACTCGGGAGTGAACTGCTCCCACAGGGCGATGCGGCTCTGTACGACTTCGGTGGTGATCACGGTGCGTTCTCCTGTGTAGGTGTTGGTGCCGAAGCGGCACCTAAAGCGACGCCACGTGACAGCCGCGGTGTCAAGCGGGGTACTTGACTCCGTGGCTGTTGCGTGGCAACTGAGTCAAGCGGCTAGGCACAGGAGGACGAGGACGTAGTGGGAGTGGTGCTGGACACGCGCAGCAACCACCGTGGCAACTAGGTAGGCGTAGTACACGGCACCGAGGAGACGTTGTGCTGGGAGACCAGTACCACGGTGACCATTAACCGTCGTGAGAAGCCGCCGCGTTGCTGGCAACTCAGCACACAGAAACCCGTTTACCGGAAACGGGAATCAGCGATACAGGCGAACCAGTGTGACGCAACCCGGCGGTGTTTGTTGCGCGCTACGTTGACTTTGGGACCGGGGGTAGCCCGGATCAGGCCCCGGGTCCCAAGTTATATGTAGCGGCTGCACGCGGCTAGGGTAAGCCAGTTTCGCGAGACGTTGTCCCAGTTTTTTGAGACACCGGACTAGGTTCCCTAGCCAATTTTTTCAGGACTACTAGAACCCTTGTGCCCTCGCTCCAAGCGGCCGTGCAACGCCGTAGACAGGAACAAGTTGCCAAAACGCTTGTAGCGGGGGCTTAAAGTAGCCAGTACGTGAGCGACGACGTACTTGACCTTTCGCAAGACGGCTACACGCCACTTCCGGCTCAGGACAGGTTCCACCGGTCCGAGGCAAAGTTCCGCCTGTACTCCGGCGGCTTTGGTTCCGGTAAGTCGCTGTGCGGGTGCCGTGAGGCGATCTACCACGCACTCCGGTACCCCGGCAGCTTCGGGATGATCGGGCGTCTCCGGTTTAAGGACTTGGAGACCACGACACAGCGAACCTTCTGGCAGCAGATGGACCAGATGCAGCTGCGTAAGAAGCCGTACGTGCTGGACTTCAACCAGCGCACCCAGATTATGAAACTGGGCAACGGGTCCGAGATCCTGTTTACCGGCCTTGACGACGAAATGAAGCTGCGTTCCGCGGAATACAGCTGGATGTACGTCGACGAGGGGTCCGAGGTACCGGACGAGATCTACCAGACCCTTCTGGGCCGTCTGCGCTACAAGAGCCCCCGTCGGCTGTGGATCACCACAAACCCGGGTGCCAGTGGCTGGATTCGCCGCAACTTCGTCCAGTCACACCGTGACGGGTTTGAGCACTTCCACGCCCCGACTACGGAGAACACCCACCTCCCCAAGGACTACCTCGACTCGCTGCTTGCCGACTACCCGGCGGTGTGGCGCGAGCGGTATATCCAAGGTTCGTGGACCGCGTTCGAGGGGCAGGTGTTCACGATGGCCGACGAGAACACCCACGTGATTGACGACTGGGAGCCGACAAAGGACCACCTGATCTACGAGGGGTGGGACTTTGGGTACCGCAACCCGACGGCAATCGTCTGGTACGCGGTGCACCCCAGCGGCGAAGAGCCGATTGTCGTGTTCGCGGAGCACGAGGCCAAGGAGCAGATGCCCAACTGGCACGCCGCCCAGATCCGCGCGATCTACAAGCACTTCAAGCTTGACCCCAACCGTATTCAGCGCTGGGGTGACCCGGCGGGTAATCAGGTACAGGGTCTCCGGGGCCGGAGCTACGTCGAAGAGTACGGCGACCTCGGTCTCTACGGAATCCAGCCCAGCACCCGTGAGCCCAGCACCCGCGCGCTGCGTCTCGGGAAGCTCCTGAGCACACGTCTTGCCACTAAGGACGGGTCCGTCCCGGCAATCCAGTTTTGCCGACGGGCGCGGCGCACGTGGAACTCGGTGGTCAGTCTTCGGTACGCCGAGAACCGCAGCAACACCGGGCAGGATCCCAAGGAGTCGTTCCACAAGGAAAACGACCACCTGTTCGACGCGCTCGGGTACGCGCTGATGGCAGCCCCGCTGCCGGAAGAAAAGCCCAAGGAGCAGGAATACCCGTGGATCACGAAGCCGCTTACGCCTGACGAGATCGACAAATACGAGAGAGAGCGCTACGAGCAGCCGAGCAACTCGTACAATCTCCTCGGGATCGACGTGTAGCGTGTGACCAACGTACAAAATACCCAATCACGGCAACAAAGGACGCTTCAAGTTGGCTGACCGGTGGGTTTCTTCCCCCCACGTATTTCCGCACTGCTGCCACAGGTGCCTGAAGTCCGGCGAGGAAAACGGCCCGTATTTCCACGAGGAGTGGAACTACTGCCAGCCGGACAGGTGGCCGGGTGCTGACCCTCAGCACCCACGGGTCGCGCGCAAGTTCACGTGCAAGGCTTGCTTCCTCCACGCGGCGGCGCAACCGGGTGCCCCCCTCACCGATTCTTCCGCAAAGCAGTTGACGTACGCTCAGGACCGTATTCACGAGCTTGAGGCGGAGCTTGCCGAGGAGCGAGCTATGCCGCATTACGTGAGCGCGAAGGAGCTGCTTGACCTTGTAAAGGCCGAGTCAAGGCCCGCGGCCCGCAAGACCGCCCCGCGTAAGAAGGCGTCTAATGACAGCTGAGCTTGTAGTGATTCTGTTGGTTGTGACCGTGGCGTTTGGCGTGCTTGCGTTTTGGAAGTACGTCGAGTCCCAGCAGACCAAGGACCTGCTGGAAAGCTACGAGCGTGTTGCCCGTGACTCAATTGAAATGACGAAGTCGCTCTCCGACCGCGTCCAGCGTCCGTGGGGCGACTCCCCCACCGAGACGGTTGCAGCGGACGTTGTCGCGGAAATGGACAAGGCGTGGCTTGAGGCCCCCGACTCCCTGATGCCTTTTGACGACGACCTTGCGGGCCTGAGCGAAGAATACGAGGAGCTGTAGTGCCTGTTTCGCAAAAGACAGTGACCGTAGGAACCAGCGCAACAGCGCTGTTCAACGCGTCGCACAACCGCCGCCGCTTTGTGGTGCACAACGGTTCCGGTGCCACGGTGTACGTCGGAGGACCCGGTGTAACCACGTCAAACGGCATCACTGTGGCTGACGGGGCAAAGTTTGAAATTACGCAGAGCTTCCAGACCGACGCGTCGGCCAAGTACCAGTGGTACGCCGTTGCCGCCGCCGCCGACAAGGTGGTGCGCGTGATTGAGGTCACTGGCTAATGCCCTCTGGCTTCAGCGACTACTTTGAGAACAAGGTCGTTGGCTACCTGTTTGGCAACGTCGCCTACAGCCTTCCGGCCACCTACTACGTGGGGCTGTGGACCGCGAGCTTGTCCGACTCGTCAACAGGGTCTACCGCGGGAGAGCCTTCTGGTGGGTCTTACGCACGCGTTGCGGTGACCAACAACTCGTCGAATTTTGACGCCGCTTCGGGTGGGGCAACCGCAAACACGAATCTGATCACGTTTCCGATGGCTACTGCCAGCTGGGGAACGGTGACGTACGTGGGTATCTGCGACGCCTCGACCGGCGGAAACCTGATTGCCTACGCCGACCTTGGCACTTCGATCAGTGTCGCACAGTACGACACCGTGATCTTCAAGCCCGGTGACCTCGACATCACGCTGACCTAGGGGGCGTCGTGGCAGACGATGTAACCCTGAACTCCATGACCGGCGGCCCGGTCGTCGCCACCGACGACTCGGGCACCGGGCACGTGCAGTTGGTCAAGCTGGCCTACTCGGCTGACGGCTCGCGCACCCACGTTGACGCCGACACCGACGGTCTGAAGGTCAAGCTCTCCAACGCCACGGTCACCGTGGCGCTTTCCGGCGGATCCCTGCCGACTGGCTCCAACGTGATCGGCGCGGTGACCCAGAGCGGCACTTGGAACATCGGGTCGATCACCACGCTGCCGTCGCTCCCGGCTGGATCCAACGTGATTGGTGGCGTCACCCAGTCGGGCTCTTGGACCGTCACCGCGAACGCTGGCACCGGAACGATGGCCGTGATCGAGCGCGGCGCGACCATCGCAAGCACCAGCGCCTCGGTTACCACGACCTCGGGCCAGATCGTCGCTTCGTCGGCCACTCGCCGCACCATCGTCCTTACGAACCTCGGGTCGGATTACGTCTGGATCGGCGCGTCGGGCGTCACGGACAATCAGGGCATCCGGCTCGCGCCGGGGCAGGCGCTCACGATTGACCGCTCCCCCACCGCTGCGGTCCACGCGAAGGCAGCGAGCGGAACTCAGACCGTGGCGATCTTCACGGAGAGCGACTAATGGCGCTGCTCGGCGCACAGTTTGTCAACGCGGTATCCCCGAACCCGGTCGGTTCGCTACAGGCGTATGCAGGTGCGTCGGCCCCAACTGGCTGGCTGCTGTGTGACGGGACCTCGTACTCAACGTCCGTGTATCCCGAACTGTTCTCGGTACTGGGTTACACCTACGGCGGGTCGGGCGCAAACTTCAACGTGCCGGACCTTCGTGGGCGTGTGCCGATGGGTGCGGGTACTGGCACCGGTCTGAACGCATCCGGCACAGGTGCGCCGAGTGGCACCGCGCAGACGGCGCGTACTCGCGGGCAGTGGGGCGGCGAGGAAACGCACCTGCTGACTGGCGCAGAGTCAGGTACGTCGGCGCACAACCACGGCATCACAGACCCCGGCCACAGCCACACTTTTGGTGTCTATGGAGGAAATTTCCCCGGTGGGGCAGCGCCAGCAAGCCTCTTCACTGGGCATGGCCTGTACGAAATCAGGGCGACAAGTGGCGTCGGCACCGGCATCACGGTAAACAACTCCGCAGCAGCCAACGCTGCTAGCCGCCACAACGTCGTTCCCCCGTTCCTCGTCACCAACTACATCATCAGGGCCGTCGCCGACGCCCCGCGCTCGGGCCTTGCCTACGGCTCCACCCCCCCGATTGTCACGGCGCTGCCCGCCAACCCGCAGTTCGGTGACGTCGTGACGTACATCGCTGATGCGACGAACGGCGTTGCGTGGGACCTTCAGTACGACGCGACCGGGACGTATCCGTGGAAGTTCGTTGGGGGTTCTCCGCTCACCGCCAGCGCGGTCGGCACCTACTCATCACCGGCCACGGGATCAACAAGTAACTATGTCAACAGCGGCCTGAGCGGTTCTCCGACGATTACGGCTCCACTCGCTGGCGACTACATCACTCGCGTCAACGCAAACGCCAAGACGAGCAACTCCTCACCAGCGCCGGGAGTTTTCATCTCATACGCCAGTGCAGCGCCCGCTTCTTGGGACGCATCAGACTCGCTCGCTGGTGGTGGCGCGGCAACAAGTTATGTCCTAGGCGCACAGAAGCGGGGGACGGTAACTGCCGCCAGTCAGGCGATTGCGCTTGTCTGGACTAACGCGAACATAGGCGGAACTGCCTCGTTCTACAGCATCTACATGAGCGCGACGCCGATCCGAGTGAAGGCAGCCTGATGACCTCTCTCACCGACACTCAGGTAGTGACCGCGAGCGGCGGGCTGGTGGAGTTGGGGTACTCGCAGGTAACGACGTCAAGTATTTCCATCAGCAGCAGTTCACCGGGCACAAGTGCGACATCAGTTGTTCCGCCGATGACCGTGGTGTGCGACGGAGGGCCTGTAGAGATTAGGTGTTTTCTGCCGCAGGTTGTTGCAGGAGCAACAACTGGTTCAGCCACATTCATCTCGCTGTTGAAAGACGGTGCAGAGTTTGTGCGCTATTGGGGAGTTGTTGCTCAGGCAAATGTCAACGCACCGGCTTTGCTGACATATCGTGACGTACCGACCTCCGGCTCGCACACTTATGAGGTTCGTGCCTATAACTACTTGTCTAACGGTATTGTTTACGCAGGAAACGGAACGACTACACAAGCACCAATTACGCTCACCGTGTCCAAGATCGTGCAGGCAACCCAGTGGCCCGCCGTCACGACCGGCACCATCATCTGCACCTCGACCACGCGGCCCGCGAGTCCGTTTGAGGGGCAGGAGATTTATGAGACTGACACCAAGAAGCAACTGACGTATGACGGGACTGGCTGGTATGCGTTCCGTCAGTTAGTGGGGAGGGATGAAAAGACCTCTACCCAGATACTTACGTCATCACAGACGACTTTCCAAGACGAGGGCCTTTCTTCCTCTGTTACCTACGGGAAAGACAGGATTCTCCGCTTGACACTGAATGTTCGCCCCTACCCGGCAGGCGGCTTGCAGGGCATGAGTTACCGCGTCCTCCGTGGCTCCTCAAATGTTGTCGCGTATTGGTCGCTTGAACCAGCAACACTCCAGTCTGGTACCGCTGCACCGGTGACTCTTGTGTACATGGTGCAGACACCTTCATCTGGTTCGACAGAAACGTTCAAGGTTCAGTTCAAGGCGAATACCTCCAACACCAGCGTTCAGTCGTACGCAACAGCGACGACCGCTGATGGCGCTCGTCAGATGATGATTGAGGACATCGGCCCCGCCTAGATCGTGACGCTCCTCCTCCTCCTCACTAGCTCTGGGGCTGTTTACGAAGTTTCCGTTACGGTTTCTGGGTTAAGCGGTGCCTCAGCTGCCCCCGAGAAGCGGGCGTCGTACGTTCCGTCCTCGACAGTAGCTGCTTCGAGTAACACCGCAGCGTCAATTCTGGTTCCGCTGTCCGCTGTTGCTGCGTCGCACGTGGTTACCAGCCTGAACTTCCTGCCGTACGACACAACGGTTTCTGCGTCTGCCGTGCTGCCGTCTCAGTCGTCGGTGGCGTCGAGCGCTTACGAATCAACGCGTCACACAGCGTCCGGTGTTTCGTGTGAAACGTCTGTTGCTGGTGGCGCCTACAACAGCACAAACGACTCAAGCGTTGTGTTCCCCGGCGCGTCTGCTGCGTCAGGCGTAGCTACAGACTTTGTTGCGTTTGTGACTTCGGCCGCTGTAGTTTCGATAAGTGCCCTGCACGCCCTGTTTCCCAATCGCGGTTTTGGCAGCCAGCCGTCTTTGGGCGACGGCCGTGACACCGCCGGAGCGTTTGTTGGAGCTGGCGGACGCACCGCCGTGGGCTCCGTGACTTTGGCAACAGGACGTGACAACGCAGGCACTTCGTCCGACGGTGGCGGGCGCACCACACCGGGTTCTGCTGGGAGCGGTACCGGACGCAACACAACAGGAACGGTTACGTAAGGAAACCTTTTGAGTACCGAGATCACACCCGGGCAGGAGTCTGAGATTGGCCGCTACGCCGCGTTGTACCGCGGCGAGGCCAAGCGCAAGCAGTCCCTCGGCGCAAAGCTGACGGAGCTTTACCAGAGCGGCAAGGAGATCCAGCGCCGCGAGCGGACCCGTTGGCAGCGTAACCGCCTGATGTACCGCGGCGAGCAGTACCTCCGCGTGGTCGGCAACAACGTCCGTACGTTGTCGCCTGTTGACCGGCTCCCCAGTGGCCGCCGCCGCGACACCGTGAACATCATGCGCCCGTTTATCGACGGCCGCGTTGCCACCCTCACGTTCCAGCGGCCGCCGTTTACGGTGATCCCTAACTCCAACGATCAGGAAACGGTGGACGCCGCGCGGCTTGCCACCCGGTTTGTTGAGTCGCAGTGGGGAACCGGTTGCTGGGAGCTTGACCACGTGTTCCGCCAGCTGTGCCTTACGGCAGAGATCGACGGTATCTCGTTCCTCAACGTGGTGTTTGACCGGTTCAAGGGCGGCCGGGTTGAGCTGTACCTCGACGCCGAGGGCAACCCGATCAACGACCCCAACCAGCTGACAGCTCTCAAGCTGCAGGACCCCCTCGGCCAGCAGCTGTGGAAGCAGATCACCAGCTACCAAGGCGACGTTGGTTTCCGCGTCGTAAGGCCGGGCGCGCTTTCGGTCGACCCTATTACGACGCGCTGGGAAGACTGCCGCTGGATTATCGAGTCACGCGTGCAGCACCGCGACAGCGTTGAGCGTGAAGCCGGTCGCCCGGTGCAGGATATGCTCAAGCGGTCGCAGGAAACGCTTGGCGAAAAGAAGTTTGGCCTTGGCGAGACGGCCCAGCTTCCCGGCAACGTCCAGCTTGAGGAAGAAGACGGCGAGGTCCGCAACTTCTCCCACAAGGACGCGCTGCTGGTCCACGAGGCGTTCATTCTGCCGTCAGGTCCGTCGGGGGACTTCCCCAAGGGTCTGCACTGCAAGTGGCTGGACGCCGCTGCCGGTGACCCGTACGTCGTAGAGCCGTGGGACGAGGACGAGCTTCCTTACCGTCCGTACACGCCCAAGCCCGACGGCGGGCACTATATGCGCTGCCGCGGAACGGCTGACGAGCTGTCGCCTGTGCAGGTGCGTTGGAACCGCACGCTTTCTCAGGTCGGTGAGTGGCTTGACCGTGTTGCCCGCCCGCCGCTCGTGGTTGCCGCAGGCGCTCTGCGGAGCAAGTCGGTCTACAACGAGGAAGGCGTTGTGCAGGTGCACGGCGGCTACCCCGAGCCGCGCTTTATGACCACGCCGAGCGAGCCGTCGGCGGTGCTGAACAACCACCTTGAGTGGCTTAAGGGCACGATGGCGGAGATTGCAACGATGCACGACGCCTCGCGTGGTCAGGCGCCGGGGCGTGGTATCGAGGCAGCGGTGTCCCTTAACACCCTGATCCAGCAGAACGAGCAGAACCTGAGCGCCACCGCTGCGGAGTTTGTCAGCGTGATGGAGTGGGGCGTCTCGCGCGCTCTCAAGGAGGTCGGCGACCGTTTCCAGATGCCGCGAATGATTACCCTGCCGGGCCTTGACGATTCGTCGGACCTGTTGGCGTTTATGGGGTCGCACCTGCGCGGTAACAACAGGTTCAAGGTCACCGGCTCGATTACCCCCAAGATGCGGGCTGCCCAGTTGCAGACGGTAATGATGATGGCCCAGTACGGCGGTGTGGATATCAAGCCGTGGTCCACGCAGCTGATTGAAGGCAACGTCGACGACATCCTCCGCCACGAGCGCGCGCAGGAGCAGCGCCAGAAGCGGGAGAGTTCGGAAATGCTGGCGCTTGGCGCCCGTCAGGACGCTGACCTTAAGTGGCACGAGCTGAACAGCCTGATCACCCGCTTCGGCCAGATTGCAAGCCAGTACGGCCCGCAAGAGCTGGCAATGCGCGGTATCCGTCCTCCGACGCTTGCAGACGTCGGGGTGGAGATCCCGATGCCGGAGTACTTCGACAAGGACCCCGAGCACATCATCGCTATGGAGCAGGTGCTGCTTAGCGAGGGGTACGACAAGCTTCACCCGCTTGTCAAGCAGGCGCTGCGCGAGCACCACAACGCCCACCTCCAGCGTATTCAGCAGAACGCGCTGTCGGTCGCGGGGCAGATGGCTCCGACGGAGCAGCCCCAGCAGGCGCCCCCGCCGGGCGAAGCGGAAGAGCCCGACAACGTAAACGCCGAGGACAAGCCCGAGGAGGAGGCCCCTAGTGGCGACGAACAGCAGCAGTAAACCAGAGCAGGTGTTCCCCCCGGGTTTCGAGAGGGACACCAAGGCCCTGCTTATGTTGCGTGAGTACGGCGTGATCTCTCGCGCCGAGGTGCGCCGCAACGTGGAACGGCTTGGGGTGGATCTTGTCCCCGAGCCGGATCTTGTGGCACCTGCACTCAAGCCGCCGGTTGCCCCGGCGCCGGGAAACATCGACCTTGTGTGGGACGACGAGGCCGACGATCCCGTCGATAACGAAGACAACGAGGAGTAGTTCTTGTCAACTGAGGAACTTTCTGGCGATGCCCCCGACGGGGGCGAGGGGGTTTCCGGCGCTTCGTGGGAAGCGTGGGAGAAGGCCGGTATCGACCCCAATGAGCTGAACCCGTACGAGGTGCGGCAGTACGTTGACTGGGTGTCGGAGCTGACTGCTGCTGATTCCCACGAGGCAACGCTTGAGCAGGCGCTCCGTCGCTGGGGCCACCTTGGCGACGACGAGTCGCTTTCAGAGCTGATGTCCCTTCGTGACCAGATCCGCGCCGAGCGCGACGACCCGTTCGCCGGGTACGTCGACCAGCAGTACTACGAGGACGACAGCCAGTACGAGGACTACACCAACTACGGCGCTGATTCCGGTGGGGTTGACCCGTACCAGCTTCGCGACGTGTGGCGTGCAGATATGCAGCAGGAGCTTGCCCGCGAGCGCGAGCAGATGCAGCAGCAGCTTCAGACCGAGCGTTTGGTGTCAGACCTGCAGGGGCAGCTGGACCGTGTGTCGAACGACAACGGTCTTGAGGAGTCGGAAAAGGCGTTCCTGTGGGAGTCGGCGATCTCGCGCCTGCAGAACCAGCAGGTCGACCTCGACGAGATTCCCCAGCTGATGAACAGCACGTGGAACCAGATTGAGTCGATGTACCAGAAGCGTATGGCACGCGCAGCAACGTCGACCAACTCTGGGCCAATGACGTCGGCACCCCCCTCGGGCGTGCCCGGTGACGCCCCTCCGGGTCGCGGTATTCAGTCGGCACTCGCTAGGACCGCAGAAAGGCTTGGGATTCCTAACGAGTAGCGCGTAACGGGAAAGTACCGATTGCGGTACGGTTCCCAAAGTAATACGCGCGGCGATGCCTCTTCGGTTGGTGAGAGACGGCGCGGTTCGGTGGCAGAAAACATATTCACCCCTAGAGGGTTTCTGTCGCCTAGTAACCCCGTTTCTCACCAACCTTTGAGGTAAATTTGTCACTCGCTACGCTTAACGATCTGGCGTACGACACGTGGGAGCCCGGGCTCAACGACGAGCTTGAGACCGAGACTGGCTCCCTGTATTCGTACATCCAGAAGTCCAGCAAGGACGTTAAGGGTCGCAAGACCTTTATCAAGTTCCTTATCGGCCGTTCCCTCGGTATCAGCAACATTGACGAGGGCGGCACTTTCCCCGACGCCGGTGACCCCAAGTACGACGAGGCTGAGATTGGCCTCAAGCGTATTGCGGCCACCGTGGAGTTCACCCTCGACGAGATCGACCTGCTTAACGGACGTGACGCGGCTGCTCTGCCGGTCGTCCAGCACAAGCTCGACGACCTCGTGCGCACCGTCCGCCGTGACGTGGTGCGCCAGACGTGGGGCGACGGTACGGCCAAGCTGGCCAACTGCGCCTCGGTTGCTTCGCAGGTGATCACCCTTGACGCCACCACCTCCAGCCAGATTGACCGTGACCGGTTCAACTGGCTTGAGGAGAACGGCCTCAAGATCGACGTGGTGCACGGCACCACCGGCGCTTCGCAGGCTACTGGCCTGACGATCAGCAACATCAACCGTTCGAACAACGAGATCACGGTGGTCGGAGACGCTTCGAGCGTGACCTCCGCTGGTGTGATTGTGCGTTCGGGCAACGCCTACGGTTCGGGTGGCGCGTTCACCAGCCGTGAGTTTCAGGGCGTGATGTCGGCTATCTCGGAGAGCAACACGTACCTGACCCTCGACCGCACCGCGGCCGGTATCGGGTACTTCTGGAAGTCCAACGTCATTGACAATGGTGGCACCCTGCGTCCGGTCACGCTTGACGTGATCCTGCAGCTGATCAACGAGATGAACCGGCGTACGGGTAAGGCCCCGATTGACTCCAACCACTGCTTCTTCTCGAACCTCGGTGTGTGGTCGGCCTACGGCGAGCAGCTTCAGCCCGCCGTGCGCTATCAGGGCTACCAGAAGATGGACACGGGTTGGCCGGAGCTGGAGATCTTTGGTGTGCCGCTTTACGGCGACATCCACTGCCCCCACAACAACCTGTTCCTGATTCACAAGCCGTCGTTTGCCTACCGCGTTCCGAAGTATCAGGAGCGTGGGACGTTCCAGTTCCAGAACATGGACGGCAGCATGTGGCGTTACGTGCCTGCGACCAGCGGCTACAAGGCCAAGGTCCAGTCGCACCTGACCGGCATGATGACTCTGGTTACCGAGCACCCGCGTATGCACGGGCGCATTGACGACCTTGAGGAGCTGGGCGTCTAATGGCTGTCACCACGTCAGAATCTATCCTCGGCGTGGACCGTGTGGCGTTCCTTGGTCGTGAGCGCGTGGTCCGTCGGCGTATTACGCTGTCGGGCACTTACGACACTGGCGGCTTCGCGATCACGCCCGGAGAGTTTGGTCTGAGCAAGATCCGCTGGATTCAGTTCCACGGTCCTGCAACGACCGGCTCGGCTGTGTCGTTCCCGGTGTGGGACGACACGAACAGCAAGATCAAGCTGTTCACGGCGACTGCTACCCAGTTCACGAGCGGTGGTTCGGTCACCAACTACACGCTGGACGTCACGGTTGGCGGCCAGTAGGTACTCAAAGAACGGGGGGTCCGGGCGACCGGCCCCCCGTTCGGGTGCTCCCCGCCTCAAAGACCCCAGTGGGGGTCTGACGGCTGCTGGGCGCGCGGCGTTCAAGCGCTCCGAAGGGGCGAACCTGAAGCCGGGCGTTAAGAACTACGAGTCCGCGTCACCCGCGGACAAGAAGCGGTGGGTCAGCTGGGCGAGCCGGTTTTACGGCCGCTCGAAGATCCCGCCGCTGAAGAAGCCAAACGGTGAGCCTACGCGATACGCCCTTACGGCAAACGCGTGGGGGCAGCCGGTTCCCCAAAACGAGCAGCAGGTCCGCAGCATTGCTGCTTTAGCGCGGAAGCGCAGCGCACAATTGCGCGGAAAGGCTGTTTAAGTGGAGTACGGGAAAACCGGTGTCGGAATGACCACCGGAATGCAAAAGAAGCACGAGTACGTTGACAACGACGCGGTCGCTAAGGAAAAGCTGGCGGCCTTTTCCGAGGCGAAGGCCAAGAGCGGCGTGAGCCCGGCCAACAAAAAGAAGATGGCCGACGCTGTTGCCGGTTATATGAAGAACAAGTCCAAGGTCCCCAGCAAGGCTTCGGGGATGCCCCCCCGTGGCCTTGCTGAGCGCGAAGTCCAGATGGGCCGCCTGCAGGACGCGAAGAACCTTGCAGCAATGATGAAGCGCCAGCGCACCGGCCGTTAGAGGTGAGGCTCGGAGACGAAGTACCGGGGATTCTGACGGACAAGTGGATGTTCGTTGCTGACGACACCCACAAGATCACCGAGCGCGTCAAGCAGTACGACAGCGCCTGCCGTCTGGTGTGTCACGTTGAGACCAAGCAGCTAGGCGTTGCGCGCTGGGTTCAGGCCGAGTTTGCGCAGGGTGGCGCGTGGATGATCGCCTTCCGCGCCCGGGACCCCGAGACGGGAGACCCCATTATCGGGGAGCCCGACGAGCGCGTGGTGTGGCAGATGGGCCGCTTTGACACGTGGCGCCGCCGAAACCCTGAGCGTATGGACCGGGCAGTGGCGGAAACGATCCGCCGACGTCAGGAGCAACTGTCAGAAGCTGAGCAGGAAAAGAACGCCGAGATGGCGGAGAAGTTTGTGCGCGGCTGGAAGCAGCGCACGGGTATCAAGGACAAAATCATCGTGCCCAGTGGGGCAGGAGGTAGCAAGTAATGCCCTACGGCTCTAACATGACCAACCCCGGGCTCCGCCGCCCGCGGCCGCCGGAACCCCCAGAGCCCCCCCAAAAGCCGCGCGCGGGAGACCGCGGTGGCAAGGCACCAATGTTCCCGATGGTCTCGGCCGGTTCGCCTAGCCCGAAGAAGCCGACGACCGCCCAGCGACAGCGTGCCCGGGTGGGGCACCTTCGTGGCGCAATCCAGACCAACAAGGACCAGCTTGCTGAGCAGCGGCGCCTTGCCGCAAGCGGAACCGCGGACCAGCGCCGCAAGGCGCGTATGGCGCAGGGGCCGATCATCGACCGGATCAAGGGGCAGGCCGCCCAGCGCGAGAAGGAGATTGCCCGCGCCCGTCAGATGGGCTGGACCGACGACGACCTCAAGCCAAGGAGTGGACGTGGGGGCACGCCGCAAGCGCCGGGAGTCGGCAGTGGTTCCGGCAGTGGTAGCGGTTCTACGCCCGCAAGCAACGCTCCCGCCGTGGCTGGCAGGGGCAACACCAAGGGCAGCACCACGCGTGCCGTCACCCCCCGCAAGCGCGACTACACCGTAGACCAGAAGAACGCCAAGTCGAACACCGTACTGGGCAAGGCGCTCAAGATGTACGGCGACCCGCGCCGTGACCCGAGCAAGACCGGGGAGATGGTGCAGGGCGGCGCGAAGTCACCCCACCACGTGACCCTTACGGGTAAGGAGTTCCAGAGCTTCAAGAAGAAGTACATCGCCACTCACAAGAAGTCCGGTAGCGCGAACCTGAGCGACTGGTCGCTGCGGGCCATGGCCAAGATGCTCAAGTACAAGAACTCCGACTCCCTGCGTAAGACCTACGGCCTCGGCGAGCACAAGCCGCCGTCGGAGGGCTAAAAGTTGGCCACTGGGGATTTTCAGGACCTCTATACCCGCACGCTCTACGCGGCGCAACGCGACCCCAACGTCGCAGCTGACGTTGCGCGCGCCAAAGAGGCGGTGAATGAGGCGTACCTGAGCCTGTGTGATTCAGGTCCCCAGTGGTCATTTCTTGTCAAGCAGGGAACGCTGACCCTGACGGTAAACGACGACACCTACAGCTACGCCGACGTGGCAACGGCGGTGGGTGTGTCGGCGATCACTGACGTGCTGGCCATCAACTTCGGTGGCCCCGCGGGGGCCTACCCCGGGCACTACGCCCGGTGGGAGGACTTCTGGGCAATCAAGCAGCTGAACCTGTCACTTGCTGCGGGTGTCCCGCACCTGTGGACTACGTACGCCCGGTCTCAGGTCGAGATCTGGCCAAAGCCGCAGTCGGCGTACACCGCAACCGCAGTAGTGATGCAGCAGCCCAGCGAGCTTGTGAACAACGGCGACACGCCGCTGGTGCCAATCGGTTGGCGCCACAGGCTGCTGGTGCCCGCTGCGGCGGCGATTCTGCTGCGTCAGGAGTCGGGCAGCGACGCCGTCAGCGAGGCCAACAACAACGAGGCTATGTACGCCAAGGCGTACGAACAGTTCTCGACTGGGCCGATGGTGTTCAGCCCGCCGGTGCAACACCCGACCCCGGCAAAGCTGTTGCTGCCCGCGGGCCTGCAGGGCACCAAGGGCACGTTCCTCGATCTTGTGCAGCGTGTCTGTTACGAGTGCGACCAGCCTCCGTGGATTGCCTACAACAAGGAACGGGCAAAGGACGCCCTGAATCAGGTTTACCGGTCGATCCTTGATACCCCGGACGATTGGGACTTTCTGGAGCGCGAGGGCCAGATCCAGCTGCAGCAAGGTGAGGGCACCTACAACATTTCCGGTATCGCGTCGGCGCTTGGGGTCACCGGTATCCGGCAGATCCTGCGTATTGTCAACGACTCAATCTCCAACAGCTCGCCGCTTGAGCCGATGAGCTGGCCCGACCTTGAGTCGCTTACCAAGTCGACGCAGGACGGGGAGACCAACGACGTCCCGGCTGCCTTTGCGATCTGGGACGGCAAGATCCGGTTCTGGCCCGCCCCTGCTGAGGCGTACAAGCTGGGCCTGTACTACATCGTTGGCGTTGGGAACCTGAGCGCCGACAGCGACGTTCCGCTTGTGCCTGAGCAGTGGGTCAATGAGGTGCTGGTGCCGCTTGCCGCTGCGCGTGTGTTGTACCAAAGCGCTGACGGCAACGCTGTGCAGAAGGGGCAACTGCTGGAAGCGCGTGGTCAGGCGGGGCTGAAGCTGCTGCGTGAGTCGCGTGCTGCCGCCAAGTTCCCCGAGCTTCGGCTCCAGTCCCCCCGGTTCTCGGCAGACCTGCCGGGTTCCTACGCTCAGGACTGGTACTTCTAGTGCGCGGCAAGATCATCTTCCGGCCCGGTTCCGGTGGTCTTGTCACAGACGTTCCCGCTACTTTCATCAAGGGCGAGGCGATGTCTTACGCCCAAGACGCCACGTTCTACCGCGGGGCGATGCAGCAGCGGCAGGGCTGGGCGTACGAAAACGCCTACGGCGCTCCGGCCTCCGGTACCCCCGTCGGCGTGATGCGTGCGCAGTTCAACCGCGCTAACGCCGTGCGCACGGTTGCCTCGATGGCAGACGGGTCGGTGTGGCTCAACGTCGGCTCTGGCGTCTCCGTAGACCTTGGCGCCCCGGCGCGTGCCCAGTCGCCGATCCCCCGTTGCGTTTACCGGGACGAGGTGATCTTTTGCTACGCGGACGGGGTCACTCCGATTCTGCGTTATTCGGGAATCCCGAACGGTGGTTTTTCGGTTACGGACGCGACGCCCCCCACGCTGGCTTATACCCAGAACCAAGCCACGGTCACCATCGGCGGCAGCGTTACCTTTTCCAGCGCGCCTGCGGCTGGTAGCTATATGCCGATTGTGCTGGGAGGTGTGATTGCTACGTGGGCGCGCGTTCTCCCCGGGGCAACGACGACTAGTGCAACGGTTGAGGACATCACCCACATTTCTGCACCAGCCTCCTCCTACGCATCGGGCAAGATTTACAACTCCGGCGCGACGGCAGGAAGCTGGCCCTGCCAGATGATCTACAACGACGGTACGGCTACCGTCACCACCACAACCACGACAGGTTCTCCAAGCGGCGTTACGGCGACCGCCAACGGCTTTGGCACCAATTGGTCCGACAGCCTGATGCCTTATAGCGGGCGGGCGGCAATCCTGTACAAGGATGGCGACCTGTGGAAGCTCAGGAGCATTTCGAACTTTGGCACTGGTAGCCCGGTCGCCAACGTACCCACCACAATGACCCTCGCTTCTGCGCCAATGAGTTTTTCTAGCGCAGGTGGCGGCGGCGGTATCGGCACGGCTTCGTTTACCGGCACCTCCGTTACCGCAACGACTACCAAGGGTCCCTACCAGATCCTGTCGTCGCCGACGTGGAGCGACGCGTGCGTGCACAAGGGTTCACTGTGGGGCACCGGCGTCAAGTATCACCCGAACCGGGTTTACGTCGCACCGCCCAACTGGAACCCGGCGCTGCCGCCCGGCGAGGTGTACCCCTACGACGTGTCTACGGTGCTCGCCAAGGCGTCGTTTGACAACTGGCTTTTGGACTTCATTGACGTGCCGACGTCCTACGACGGAGACCCGGTGGTTGCGATCCTTAGCTCGCCGGGTCCGCTTCTGGTTCTCAAGCGCTCGGCGGTGCACGGGATCTACGGCACCTACCCGACCTTCGAGCAGTCGCTGATCCAGTCGGGAGTCGGCTGCATTGACCGCCGGGCGGCAATCACGGTAGAGAGCACGCCATTCTGGGCGGGCGAGGACGGGGTGTTCTCCTTCGCGGGCGGCCGGGTCCAGTCGCTTGTGCGCAACAAGATCGAGCGCGAGTGGCAGGCGCTGATGAACGGCTGGCAGCAGGGGACAAGCTACTGCGTGCTGGGCGTCGTCGCCAACCACTTGATTGTGACCGTTGGGGGCTTGAACAACGCGGGGACCACCGGCGCCAAGGTCGGCCCGGACGTGGACAACCCGACTCAGCGCACGCTGGCGTACGACCTTGCCGGGGGCGAGTGGGTCAGCCGGTTCAGCAACATTCCCGCCAAGGCCTACCACTCCGCGCGCGTGCCGGGGGAGGTAGAGGCGCTGCTGTTTGTCGGCGAATCTGACGGCAAGATCGGCGACCTTGCGCCTGCAATCACCGGCAGCAAGATCACCAACCGCGACTCGCAGACGGTGGCGGCCGCAAGCCCTGTAGACGGCAACGGCACCGCGCCTCAGCTGGAGACGTGGACCTCGCTGGGCCTTGCCGAGGCCGCGGGGCTTGACGGTGACGCGCGGCTTGTGGACCTGTCGGTAGTGACCAACGTGCACGACACCGTGGCCAGCGCCACGACGCTCGACGTCAAGGTGGCCCAGACCGAGGGGCTCAGGCCACCGGCCGCGGGGGAGACCCCGGTAACGGTGGGCACCGTTAGCTCAGATACGACCGACGCGGTCAACCGCAACCGGTACCGGGTGGCCCGCTCTGGGCGCACCCACCAGCTTCGGCTCAAGACAAACACCACTGCTGCCACCTGCAAGAAGATTGAGGTGCAGGAGGCGGTGCTGAACTTCCGTGATTCGCGCAGGCGCACGTGAGCGAGAGCACGCCGACCCCCGGCGACGCCAGTTCGATTGAGGCGTTTGTGCGTTCGGACCTGTTCCGCGCGATTTTGCGGACGCAGCACGCGGACCTTCTGAGCGCCTCCACCAACGCGTCCTCCACGGTGCCGACCGGGGTGGTCGCGCCATTTGCCGCCGAGACGGCCCCGGACGGGTGGCTGCTGTGCAACGGGCAGGACGTCTACAAGGACACCTACCCGGCGCTGTACGCACTGCTGCAGACCAAGTACGGCGCCCCCGTCGACACCCTCAAGTTCCGTCTGCCTGACCTACAGGGGCGTGTGCCGGTGGGCTACGGAACTGGCTACACCACGCTGAACGCACCGTCCGGCGCTGCCACCGTAACGCTTGACACAACACAGATACCCGCACACTCCCACGGGATTAACAACGAAAGTCCGGGAACCAACTCTGCTCAGCCGCGTTTTCATGGAACCGCTGCTGGTGCCGCAGCAGGCACGTCATTTCTGGTGCCTGCCACTGCGGGTTCGGGGTTTAACTGGTACGACGTTGACTCCCACTCCCACACGGTTAACTCTCACTCACACGGCGGCGCTACCCAGAACGCTGGTGGCGGGGCTTCGCACAGCAATATGCAGCCGTATATCGTCCTTAACTACATCATCAGGACCTAGAAATGGCGTTTGATCTAAGCAAAATTGTAGTGCCGGACTCGATCAAGGGTCGCATTCGTACTGGTACCCAGACGAGGGTGGACCAGATCACGCGCAGCTACGACGCGCTCCCTGCCAAATACCAAGACCTGATCAAGTCGCGCGGCGCAAGCGCCAAGCTGGGTCTTGTGGGCTTGGGTAACTACAAGACCGGCGACAACCCCAACACTCCAGAAGTCGAGACCGACGCGATCTACCGCGAGGACACGCGTTTGGGCGACCGCGAGACACAGGCTGTCAAGGGGGCGGACAACGCCGCAAACGCGCGGGGGATGATGTTTTCGTCCTTCCGCGACAAGAACGTAGGCGACGCTCTCGGCCGTCTTTCGCGCGAGGCAAATCAGGTGATAACCCAGTACGCCACAGACCTGCGAAAGCTTGAGGGAGACAAGCTCGGCGAGCAGGAGGGGCTTTACAACGCGCTTGAAACGTTGTACGGCGAAGAGGTGGACTACCTCAAGGAGAACCCGCCACCTCCGCCTGAGAAGACGGAGCCGACGGAGCCCACGGAGCCCACGGAGCCCGCACCGTCGGGCTCAAACAAGCCCCTTTCCAAGCTGCAGCAAAAAGCCAAGGATCAGGGGTGGATTGGCCCTTGGACGGGCAAGGACGCTCCGAAACTTGACAAGTCCAAGTTTTCCGTTTTCAAGCGTGATGGCGCTTGGTTCGCCGTAAGAAAGTAGAAGACTGTGGCTGACTACACGTACCGCTTTAACCCGGACCCGGAAAAGCTCAAGTCGATTTACGGCGAGGGTTACACCGTTGCCCAAAAGACGGTTACTACGGGCAAGGGCAAGAAGAAGAAGACCGCAAAGCGGTGGGTTGTTACCCCGCCCAAGGCGCCGTCCCTCAACGACAAGCCCACCGACAACGACCCGCTCGGGATCAAGCCGTACGTTGACGCCTACAACAAGAAGCAGGACTCTGCCTCAACCGCGCATCAGGCGTACGCGGGAGACGTGCGCAAGCTGCTGGAAAGCTCGCTGCAGAGCATCTACAACTCGCGTGAGCAGGCAGACACCGCGTACCAGAACCGTATGCGCGAGATCGGTGCACCGCCGGTAGGGCAGAACGCCCCGACGGTGGCATCGGCGAGCGGCGCCGGTGCGGGGGGCGCTGTTGCGGACCCGAATCAGGCGCTGAGCAACGCCCAGAGCGCCTCTCAGCGCGAGCAGTCGCAGGCGATCCAGTCGCTTGCAGCCCTGACGGGCAGGACCAACAACCTCAACCGCCTTGACGCGATTACCGGGCAGCTCAAGAATTACGACTATTACACGTCGCAGATCCCGGCGCTGTACAACGAGAAGAAGACCAAGTACGAAACCGCCCTGACCGAGGCGGTGATGGACATTGAGGGCAAGAAGGATATTGCCCAGATTGGGGCAGACGCCCAGACGTACTCCGCGCAGCAGCGCCTGATCGGAGCGCTGGCGGGTGTGCAGGGCCAGAACAGCCGGGCCGTGGTTCAGGCGCTGACCGGTATGTACAACAACGATCAGGACAACCAGACCTCGATCCAGAACACGACGCAGACCAACAACACGCGTCGGCAGATCAGCGCAAACCAGATCGCCAACCAGTGGCGTATTAACGGTGCGCGAATCCAAGCGGCCCGTCAGCAGGCTGCGGCTAAGGGGTCACAAAAGCTTCGCGAGTTCAACGTCAAGAACTGGCAGGCGTTCCTGCAGGGCAAGCCGGGCGTTAACGAGTTCGGCGCCAAGCTGTTCGGCGCCCCCGGTACGATTAAGGCTGGTGCCGACCTGCTGGGAAGCAGCAACCCGAACGAGAAGGTTGTTGGCGTTCGCCAGTGGCTTACGATTGCAAAGAACCAGCTTCAGATGTCGGAAGCAGACGCAATTCTGTTCGTTGAGGGTGCCCTTGGGGGCCGAAAGAAAGCCGCCCCGATCTTGCGTAGGGCGATTCGGGGCCTGTAGTTGCCCGTCGCACCCGACAGCTGGAAGGCGGCAGTTGACGCCCGCTATGGGGTTGAAAAGCCGGTCCTTCGCCCGGTTGGCCGCCCCACGCCGCCGCGCCCGAAGGCTCGGCGCCCTGTGCCGGGCCGCGGGCCTGCGCGTGCCGGTGCCCAGCGCCCGGTGCTTACCCCAACCCGCGGAGCACCCCGCAGTACGTCGGAGTGGAGCACGGCGCTTGACCGTCTGGGATACGCGCCCGCCGGTGCAAAACTGCCCAAGGACGATCTCGACTGGTCGTTTTCGGGACCGGCAATGCGCAACAAGCCGAAGCCCAAGGAGGACGAGGGTTACTCGGTTCTGGGTTTCCTTGGGAATGTTGCTGGTGACGTAAAGGACATTGCGCTTGGGATCATCCCCGGCGCATACGACGTCACCAAGACGATGGCGCAGGCCACGTACGGCGGCAGCATCGGCCTGATTCCCGGGACCGGTGGCGACCTCGCCCGACGGTCAGCCTCGGCGGGCGTGTCGCGTTTGGCCGGTGCAACGTGGGACACCCTGAAGCAGAGCGGCTCCAACTGGGGACGTGTGCTGACTGGTGACTTTAAGCCCCTGTACGAGGACGGGGCGCTTATGGGCCTCGACGTCGCAGCCATTGCGTCACTCGGTGGTGGCGCATTGGTCAAGGGCGCGTCGGTTGCGTCCAAGGCGGGCCGCCGCAAGGTCAACAAGGTCGTCAACAACCCGCGCGTGGTGCAGCAGGCACGCCGTGCAGGTGGCGCCCGTGTAGATATGAACCTCCTGCTGGACGAGCTCGGGGACGCAAAGCTTTCCGCCGATTACGCCGCGGGCAAGAAGCGCGTGGCCCGCTACAGCGGTCTTGCCAACAGCACCAAGCTCGCTGCACGCCAGCGCCCCGACCGCGTCATTGACAACACCGTCTCGCTACCGGGGCTGGAGGAGCTCGCAGCCGCGCGCGGAATGAGCGGCAACAATGTGTTTACCGAGGGCACTGTCTCGGTTCCCCAGCGGAACCTTGCCCGCACGCCTTTGGCCCGCGCACTGCAGAAGCCCCTGATCGCGCTTACCGACAAGGCGGTTCAGTCAAACAAGGTCACCCGTGGCTTGTCGGACAAGCGACTTGCAGCCCGTGTGGTCAACGCCGCCGACCGTAGGGCGCGCGACGTAATGTCCGACCGCTCGATTGCCGCAGGCGTGGGCGATCTCAACGAAGCGCTCAAGAGCAAAGAGGTTCGCAAGGACCCGCTTGCCAAGGTGGCCGCAACGCTGCACATTGAGGGCCTGCTGGGCGGTCGCCGTGACCTAAGCCCCCAGCAGGCACGCGACAACGCTGTGCGCACCGCAACGATTGAGCTTGAGCGCCTTAAGCGCGACCCAGAGATCGACAGCCGGTCGCTCGAAGACGCTGAGCAGAACGTGCGGTATTTGCAGGAGCTTCCTGACGAGCTTGTGACCCTGCAGGGGAACTCTTCGAAGGTTCAGGCAGTCCGTCGTGTTGTGGAGACTGGGCGTCGCTACGCCGACAATCTCCGCCAGTACGACCTGTACGACCTTGACGAGAACGAAACGCGCGATATCCGGCGCGAGCGCGAGACGATCAGCCAGAGAATCCTCGCTGGTGGTGCGCGGGCCTTCCGGTACGGCGGCGAGGGCACCGAGTCAATCCGGGCGATGGTGCCCGAAACGTTTATGCGTATGGTGCGCGGCGGCGAAGTCACCGCACGCCCCGGGGCCGCGCAGGCTGCTGCCGGGCGGCTGCGTGAGATTGTCCGAGAGGAGCAGGTCGGCGGTGAGGCCACTGGCCAGCTTGCGTACGATTTCTTGGCGCAGACAAAGTTTGCCGAAGGGTTCCGTGCCGCCCGTACCCCGGAGCAGCAAATCGAGTACCTGCGTCGCGTTGAGGCGGGGGGGTTGCGGACCACAAAGGGTCGCAGGGCAACCCCCGACGAGGTGCGCAGCGCGTCGCGCGAGATACAGGCGCTGCGTCAGGGCGAGCGTCGCGAGCGCCCGGTGGCCGAGCAGGACACGGTTGTGGCGTTCCGCGTGCGTGACACTGACGGTAACTCCACCAAGTGGGTGCGCTCTGCTGACGGTGAGGTTCCCGAGGTACTCGGCAAGAACAGGCGCCGCGGCGACATTGTTGAGCGTGCGCAGGTCCCGGCGAAGCTGTGGTTCAACCGTCAGGACGCCGACGGCCGCGTCTCGCGCCTGCCCTCGAAGGTGGAAGAAGGAAACGTCACCGGAAAGGACGGTCGCACCTTCGGTGTGACACGTACTGCGGTGGTCAGGGGCGGAGACGACCCGGGCGTTGGCGACGGGCCGGAGCGCTTTGACCTCCCGCGTGCTGAGCGACCGGAGCGCCGCGGCGGACAGTCCGTTGAGCGCCTTCGCGCTGTTGTGCCGCAGGCGGTAGCCCGTGCGCTCGACAACAGCAGCCTGAGCCCCGGGTCCCGTCAGGCGGTTGTGGAGTTCCTTGAGTACGGAGAGCCGCGCGGGTCCGTTAGCTCCGAGAAGCTTGTGGTCCGCCGTCTGATCGAGCTTGGGCTTGTGGACATAAGCGCGGCAGCAAAGGAGCTGAGCCGCGGGGGCTTCTCGCAGAAGGTGATTTCCGAGGGCATCGAAAAGATGCTGAACGGCAAGCTGCCCCTCACCAAGAGCGGGTACGTTGACCTTGACGCACTGACCCGCAGGCTCAAGAGCGACCGCAAGCTGCGCGACCTGTGGAACGCACCGGAGCTGCTGTCGAGGGTGGAGATCCTTCCCGGCGCGTATATCGAGCACCGCAACGCCTCGGGGTACGCCGGTCAGAGCCTGCTGGACAAGGGCAAGCGGGCGACAACGTCACCGGTGGCCCCGGAGCGTGGAGTGCAAAGGACGTCCGGCACGCTTGCCAAGGGACTCCGGTACTCGTTGGACCCGCGCGAGTTGATCGTCACAGGCACCAGCCTCCTGAAGGCGGTGTCCAACCGCGAGTTTCTGCAGGAGGCTCTTCACTGGGCAGCGACAGAAGCGCGTACGGTGCGCAACCCACTCAACGGCAAGGAAGAGAACGTCCGCGAGCCGAAGGTTTACACCGGCCGCACTGCCCGCTCGATGGACAAGAGCAAGTGGGTTGCTGTTCCCGTTGCGTCGTTTAACAAGGCCGACGTGTGGCTTAGGGGTTGGAAGCCCGGGGACGAGGGTCTGGAAGGGAAGACGCTTGTACGGGAAATTGACGCGATTGGCGACAACGAGCAGGTCTACCTCTTCCCCAAGGAGTTCGGAGACCGCCTGACGTACGCGTGGTCGAACCCCTCGGGTGTTGGGCGCTTGTACGACAACATTATGCAGATGTGGCGAGGTGGAATCCTCGCGCTTGCCCCCCGTTGGTACATCAACAACTTTATTGGCAACACCGTGTTCTACGGCTTCTACACGGGCTTCGACGCGTACTCGATTCGACTGGCACGCCAGATCGGTGACAGCGCAGTGCCGTACCGGGTGTACGGCGACGGATTCGCCTCTCAGGCGTACGACCAAACCGGCATCCCCGGCGACAGTGGACCGGTCGGCAAGACCAAGCTGACGAAGGCGTTTTTCAACACCGTGGAGCGCGGCTACGAGATTAACGCCGCTATTGAGGGAACATTTCGCAAGGCCGCGTATATCCACGCGGTGCGCAAGATCCTCAAGGACGAGGGACTGTTTACCGACGTCACCAAGAGCCGCGGAGCGAGGCGCCGCGCAAACGACGTGGAGATGCTGGAGGCAATTGCCAACGCCCCGGACTACCTCAAGGTTGAGGCCGTGCGTGAGATGGAGCGCTGGATGGGCGACTACCGCAACCTTGGGAAAGTTGAACGCCAGTTCGTGCGGCGCGCGCTTCCGTTCTACTCGTGGATGAAGGTGATCAACACGTGGCTGTTTGGTCTTCCGTTCCGCAGCCCAATCCGCGCCGAGATTATGGCAATGGCGGGCCAGATCGGCAGTGAGCTTCAGGGCGACCGCAGCTACCTCCCGTGGTGGGAGCAGGGGCGTATTGAGCTCACCGACGGTATTTCGCTGCGGACGTCGGGCCTTAACCCGTTCCAGTCGGTTCTGGAGCCGCTGCTGCCGCTTGGCACCAAGGACTCCAGCTGGAACCGCGCGGCGGTAGAGATGGTTGCCTCCCTCGGTGGGCAGATGGCGCCGCCGCTGCAGGGCGCTATCGGGTTCTTCGGCGGTCGCCAGACCTTTGGAGACCGCGACTTCACGGCTCCCACGGGTGCGGACGGCTCCGTTACCGCTTACGGCAAGTCCGCCCAGACCTACAACAAGATCACCGGGCAGCTGGAGAGCAGGTCCAACAAGGGCAACGTGGTGGAGTCGGTGCTGCAGATGGTTCCCGGTATTGCCCAGCTGCGCGACGTGGTGTCGATGGGCCGCACGCCTTACGACTCCGCCTCGACTATCGACCTTGTGCTGGACAGGCTTGGGATGCGTGGCAGCGATCCGCTGTACCAGCCGCCTGCAAAGAACAAGAGCGGACGCGACAAGCTGCGAATCGGCAACTTTGAGCCGCCGCTTGGTTACCTCGGTGTGCCGCTTGGCACGTTCGACAGCGAAAAGGAAAAGAGTACCGACAGGAAGCGGCGCTGGGACTTCGGCCGCGAGGGCTTCTTGCAGAACCGCCTGATCGCACGCGAGCAGTCAAGGAGGGAGAATGCCTGAGCAGCCCCTGTCTCAGCAGATCGCAAGCTACCTCCAGCGTAAGGGGTCGCCGCTCGCGCGGTTTTCAAACGACTTCGTGCAAGTGGGCAACAAGTACGGGATTGACCCCCGGTTCCTTGTTGCCGTAAGCGGTATCGAAACCAGCTTCGGTAAGGCCGGGTCCGGTCTCGCAAACCCGTTTGGGTACATGAGCGCCAAGCGGTTCTCCGGCCCGCGCGAGGTGCTGGAGCGTATGGGGCGCGACCTTACGCGCACCGGGCAAGGTTCGTATTACGACGGCAAGGACACGATCAACGCAATCGGTGCCACGTGGGCACCCCCTCGCGCGGCGAACGACGCCGGAGGCAATGCCGGGTGGCCAGCAGCGGTTCGTCGCTTCTACCAAGAGCTGGGTGGTAACCCCAACGCCGCGGTCAAGGGGCAAAGGCGTGGCGCAGTGGGAGGCGCGGTAGACCCCGGGGCAAACCCGGTGGGAGCTGTTACAGGCCAGATGCCGGGCGCCTACGGCTCCGCGGCAAACAGCCTGCAGAGGGTTGGCGCCCCGTTGTCCGCGGACACGATTGCCGCGATCAAGGCGTACTCCGACCGCTCGCGCGCTGCGGTGAGCAACCGGACGTTTGTGCGCAACGACGGTCAGTTCGAGATGATCAAGAACGCGCTGTTGTCAAATCTACGAAGTGGCCAGACTGCGGCAACCGAAACCGTGCGTCAGGTAGGCACCGGCGCGGTCCCCACCGACCAGTCGGTTGGCCTTGGAGCGACCCGGGGGGCCACCGCGGCAATCCGTGGCGCTCAGCGCTGGATCGGTACACCGTACTCGTGGGGTGGCGGTACGCCGACGGGGCCGACGCGCGGCTTCGCGCAGGGCGCCAACACCGTCGGTTTCGACTGCTCCTCGCTCGTCCAGCACGCGTGGGCAAAAGCCGGTGTCAATTTGCCGCGCACTACGTACGGGCAGATCAAGGTGGGACTTCCGGTTGCGGGTATCAAGAACGCGCAGCCGGGTGACTTGTTGTTCCCGAGCACGGGGCACGTTCAGATGTACCTTGGAAACGGTCAGGTGATCGAAGCCCCCCAGACCGGCGGTCGCGTTCAGATCGTGAAAGCACGCCCTTCGTATCTAGCCATCAGACGACCCCGGTAGAAAAGTGTCAAGCACAATAAACCCCAGCTACGTCGACTGGCACGTTTACGAACGTGACCTTGCGCGAGTGGAAAAGCAGTTTGAGCAGCTGTACACAAGGCTCGACCGACTTGCCAACGCAATCGAGACGCAGAACACCAGCAGCAAGAGCAACAGCACCCTGCTGCGAGCAGAGTGGATTCGGCTCCTGAGCGCCTTTATTGCGGGCTCGGTACCTACAATTCTGCTTGTGCTGCTGAACAGTCGCTAGGAGAACACGTGAGTCGAATTATCCCCCGCAAGCGTTGGGGCGCGAACCGCCCGAAGAACGTACCGCAGCCCGCAAAGTGGCGCACCGGGGGCACCCTGTGGGTGCACCACACCGAAGGCACAGAGCCGTCGGCGCAGGCAACGGTGGACACCGAGGCTGCGGTGATGCGCAGTATTCAGAGCTTTCACCAGAACACCCGCGGTTGGAGCGACATCGGCTACCACTACGTGATCATGCCGAGCGGGCGTATCTACGAGGGCCGTGGCTACGGCGTGGTTGGGGCGCACTGCCCGGGCCACAACGCGGAGCCGTCGGTCTCGTTTGCCGGGTCCTACGACGACCACGCCCCCACGCCTGCGGCTGTGGAGTCGCTGGGCTGGCTGCGTGCGTACCTTAAGGCAGGCGGCTACAAGGGGCACCGCGACGGGTTCTCCACGAGCTGCCCCGGCAACGCCCTGTACCGGGTGATCACTGCCACCCCGCCCAAGCCGCAGCCGATCTACCCCGCAAAGGCCAAGAAGCCCTCGGTGTACCAGCGCCTGCGCAAGGCGGGGTTCGGCGTCAAGAGCGCAAAGCAGGTACTGAAGAAGATGGGGAGGATCAAGTGAAGTTCTACAAGGTTCCCGTGGGTCCTTCCACGGTGATGCTGGGGGTGCTTTTTGTCGGGTCGGCGGTGGACGCGGTTGTGGAGGCGGTGGCGAATGGCGAGACGAATGTTGCCGCCCTTGTCACCGCCGCGGTATCTGCCGTAGCGGTGACAATCAGCCGCTCGTTTCAGGTGTGGGTGGCAAGCCGTGACCCACAGGTGGAGCCTGAGTAATGGCTAAGGGCGGGAAGGACAAGCCCAAAGCAAAGGCGCCGGTCCCTGCCGTCAAGCGCGGCCTAAAGACCGGTGGTGGGGCGACTACCGATCAGGCCAAAAAGCGTATTGAACTAGGCAAGCAGCGCGACGAATACGCGAGGGCCGAAAGCGGGCCGGACACCCCACGCGGTGAGGGCGGCAGCAAGGGGATCATCGCCGATATCCAGCGCCGGTCAAAGCACAGGCGCGTCAAGGAATCGGTGAAGCGACAGGCTACTGGTTCGTTCGGTATGGGTGGGATGAAGGTGACAAAGCCGTTTGGCGGCCGCCTTGGACCCGCAAGCGGCGTGTCACAGATGCAGCAGCGAGCGACCGTCAAGGACAAGTTTGATCGTGCTGGGCGTCCTCCTGATCGCAACGCAGAGCGGGTGCTGGGGGGCCGTGAAGACGGAATGCCCCAGCGGCGCGAAAGCGCCGACAATATGCCGAAGGGTATTGACCCAAACCAGCGCGACGATCGGGGCAGGGAGGTGCGCGAGGTCTACGACGGCGACTCCTCCCCCGAGCCGGTTAACGAGGACCGACGCGGCCGCGCACAAAAGAAGCTCAAAGCGGCACGCGACGTACAGGGCCTGAAAAGGCACCTTATGACCGAGAAGCACACCGGCGTTGACGGCAAGGAGCGGCCGCCCGGCTACAGCAAAAGCGGCAAGGAAGCGATGGCGTCGGGGCTGCGTGACGCTGCCGGAAAGCGCAGGAGCGACGAGGCCGTGAAGCGCGGCCATTCGGGGCTTGGCCTTACGCGGGCGAGCGATGAGTCGGCAGCGCGCAGGCTTGTCAGGGGGGTCGGTAAAGCCGCACGCGTGCTCGGCCCTGTCGGGGCTGTAGTCGGCGCGATTGGCGCAAGCGATCCTGCCGAGGCTGCAGGCATTCCGGTGGACCGCGCGGAGGGGCGGCTGGGAGATGCAGTAGCAATCACGGGCAACAAGAGGGCGGCGCGAGCGTATATCGCAAGAGAGGAGCGCAAGGCAGCGGCCTACCGCGAAAAGCGTCGCCTTGAAGGGCTTGCGCGTATGGGCGTGCCCGTGAAAAGCAAGGCGCCAAAGGTCAAGAGGGGCAAGTGAGCGAGAAGTCGACCGAGAAGTTCGAAAAGCGGGTGGAGGGCGCGTTCGAGGTTGTGGACGCAATCCTCAAGGGCACGCTGCTGCCAGAACCCAGCCCCGAGGAAATGCAGACGCTCGGGATTGCGGACTACGACCCGGAGCTGAGGTACCGGGTTGCTAAGGACGTTCTGGAACAGTGGGCCGGGAAGCCCAAGCAGCAGATCGAGCAGACCGGCGACAAGGTTCCCTTGGTGATTATGTTGCCGGACCACGCTGCGGGTGGCGCGTTGCCGGTCACAGGAACTCCTGCGCCGTTGCGCCAGCTGGAGTCAAGCTAGTGGCATACACCGACCCGGAGCTTCGCCAGAGGATTCTCAAGCGCATTAAGGCGGGCAACAGGGGCGGACGCCCCGGCCAGTGGAGTGCCCGCAAGGCCCAGCTTCTGGCTGCGGAGTACAAGAAGGCGGGCGGTGGTTACTCCGGCCCCAAGACCGCCAAACAGGCTTCGCTGTCGAAGTGGACCCGCGAGGAGTGGCGCACAAAGTCGGGCAAGCCCTCCACGCAGGGGCCACGCGCAACTGGTGAGCGGTACCTGCCAAGCCGCGCTATTGAGGCGCTGAGCGACAAGGACTACGCCAAGACCAGCGCCGCCAAACGCAAGGGCACAAAGTCGGGCAAGCAGTTTGTCCCTCAGCCGCCCGCAATTCGCGAGCGCACCTCGCGCTATAGGTAAAAAAAGGGGGGAGGAACCCGGTTGGGTTCCTCCCCCTAGTGCCGCCGCTTGACCAGAAAGGGAAAGAAGGACTCGGCGTGCTCGGAAGTTATTTATTCAGAACGGGTCCCCATGTCGTAACCCGTAAGGCGACCGTCCGCTGCGCGTGACAACTACTTGACAGACCACGACGGCTGCGAGAAGTACTCCACCGCGTCGTCGAAGATCTCCTTTGCTGATTCCACGCTGTCGTAGAGCGTGATCCAGTCGTTGGCCATTACAAAGCGCCCCGACTGGTAGACCACGCCGTCGTTCTGTTCCGGCTTTGCAAGAATCCCAGCCCGGAGCGTGTCGTAAAGGGTGCTGCCCGGGGCAATGTCGGACACCGGTCGCGGCTTACGGAAGGCCACTAGAAGCACCCCCACGCTGAGAACCCGTAGCGCCGGGCAAGTGACAAGGCGTGGAATGCCTCCTCCGCCTTGTTGGAGGTCGGCCACTTGTAGCCGGTGGCCTGAGACGTGTAGGCGAAGTTACCGTTCCAGATACCAAACGCTGAGCTGTAGGTGCTGTACAAAACACCCCACTTGACGTCCCACGGCTCGCCCTTGCCGGAGCCGCCCATTTCACAGACGGCGATCCGGCGGAGCGTGGTGTACTCGTAAGCCGTGGCCCGAGACTTAAAGTCCTTCCACGTCGGGGCGCTGGGATACTGCTGCAACGCGCGGTGCTTCAGGCACTTGGCCTTTCCGTCGCCACGGTGGTACTGACAGGGCTTTGCGTCAGCGGTTGCAAAGTAGAGGCCGAAGAATCCGGTGAGTAGGATTGCCAGCCCGGGAAGTATGCGTTTCACGGGGAGTTACCTCCTGTGAGGGGTTTTGCGGGCGTAAACACGTGGGGTCCCCGGTGACACCACTCACCGGGGACCCCGTCCCATCCCGCGTACTAATAACTATCAGACCTTTAGAAAGGAGTCAAAGGTTCCTGAGATCGTCGATTTCGTGCCCGTGCTCGCGAATAACCTCAATCACCTTGTTGTGAGTGTGTGCCCAATCGCCGGGCGCATCCATTTCCAGCTGCTCAAGGAAGTCGTACAGGGGCTGCCCAGCGGCGCGAAGTGGGTTGGGGTACATCATTCGGAGGAACAGGCAGGTGCTTAGCACCCACGCAGCGTGGGCCTTGGGGTTGCTTGGGTCGATCTGAGGCGGCGCTTCTGACGGGCGCAAGCCCGCGTAGGCCAGCGCCACACTGTGTTCGTGAACGTGGAGCGGCAGGTGGTCGTAGCACTCCTGCAGGTAGTCGTGCGCAAGCTCCAGCGCGCGGGGGAGTACGTCTTCCCTAGGGATGGGCGTTGTCAACGGGTGTGTCCTCTCCGGCGAGCCGTTCGATCTGTTCGAACAGCAGGCCAAGTTGGCCGAATGTTCCGATCCAGCGGGTGTCGTGTGTTCGCCACGCGATAGCGCACAAGTACGCAAACGCGTCGGCAAGTTCCTCCTTTACGTCGTGGACAAGCTCTACAACGTCAACGTCTTCCCAGCGCTCGTTGCCGCCAGAGTCGACGTACTGGGCGTTCGCGATCTCGCTTTGGCAGCGCTCGGACGCGAGGCTGCTCAGGCGACCGATGCCCGGCAGCGGGGCGCGGAACACCGACACGTGGTCAACAACGAGGTGGAGCTTCACCTGTCCTCCCTGAGCAGGCGCTCAACGTGTTCGATTGCGTAGGTTGCGTACTTGCGAATGTCCACAACGTCGACGCTGTCCCACTGCGATATGTCGCGGAGGGCAACGACGGCGAGGCGTACGGCCTCGTGGTAGACGTTGATGTTGTGTTGGTCGTTCATTCAGGCTCGGCAGCGCTCACGAGCAGGACCTCACGGGAGCCGCGCGTCTGGCGCGACAAGGTCAGCTGCCCTTCGTCGTGGAGAAGCTCAACAAGCCGTCGGAACCGGTCAGCCGTGATCCCACGCGTACGCACCGCACGCTGCAGGTCGGTGAAGCTGACCGGACCGTTGGCTGCCACGTAGTCGGTAACACGGCGCTGATGCCGGTACTCACGGTCCTCCAACGCTTCAGTTGCGACGGGAACCGAGAACCGCATTACGTGGTCGATATACGCACACGCGCTTTTGAGCGTGTCCGCGTCAACGAGTACCCGAGGTACTCCGTCGCCGGGGTTCCAGCGGCTTACCGTCTGGACCCCTGCGAATTTAAGCGCGGTTGCCTGATAGCGACCGAACAGCGCGGCCTGCGCCGCTGCCTGTACGGCGTCGTGGGTCTCAAGCCGCGCAATCTCGTTCTTGTGTGCCGTGTACCACGCCACCCAGTAATCAGCAGCATCGGAGTCCAGTTGCACCGGTCCCCAACTTTTTGACGGTACGTTCCCCAGCTCCACGAGCCAGTCCACCAAGTGGCGGCGTCGTTCCTCGTTGATTGGCGACGGCAGCGGCACCCAGTGCGGCGGCTTGCCGTAGGGGATCGCAAGCAGTCGACCCATCATCCCGCTCGACACCGCTTCTTCACCAAGCTGGTCGCTCCACGTGGCAAGGGTGATTGTGCCCATCATCGCCATCGAGCAGCGCCCCGGACGCACGTAGTTGGTGCGCGTCTGAGAGCCCGGCTGGAACCCTCCGTAGATGCGCAGCAGCATCTGCCGGGTCTCACCGAGGAAGCTATAGCCCTTGTCCTGCACAAGCAGGTCCTTGAGTTCGTCCCAGACCAGAAGGTGGCAGGGTGGAACCGCACCGGCCTTCTCCCACGCGTACGCCTGATCAGCGTCCTTGGGTCCCAGCAGGTCGAGCAGCCGAGCCTGCGACATATGACCGCCGGTAATGACCTTAACAAGGTTGTCAGTGTCCTCGTCGTCGAGGCTTACACCACAGTGGTGTAGGTACTGCACATTGGCGTCACGGCCGATGCGCTCGGCAATCGACAGCGACGTCGTTTTGTGCGCGGTTGCAGACGCACCGATCAGCGCCGTGTACAGCGTGAGCGGTTCGGTTGCGTCGGCCCACTGGAGGTACGACTTCCAGCCGACAACCGACGACAACAGCGTGTAGGCAGTACCGGCGAACGCTTCGGCCGGTACCTCAACGTGGCCAGTGTAGGTGTCGACGTAGTCGCGAATCCACCCGTGGTCGGGCACCACAAGGTTCTGCACAGTGCTCTGGGCAATTGTCGGGAGTTCTTCGCTCATAGGTCGCCAGCGATCACCCGCGCCATATCCCGCGCACGGGCAAAGTCCTGACCCCGAAGCTTGGCGTGTGTCGGAACGATCCCCCGCGTCCACGCCACAAGCTCGTAGACGTCGGCGGACTCAATACCGCACACCCAACAGCCCCAGCGGTCCTCACCGACCCACGCGCCGGGGTTGCGGCCGTCGTCGTGGAGTGGGCAGAACGCCTCGTGAAGCTCACGGCCCTCGCTCGCGTGGCGGGCGGGGCGCTTCGGGAGCGGTGGGCAGATACGAGACCACACGGCAAGCAGGTCTGGTTTGTCGCCCCGTATGGGGCGCCGAAAGGACCTGAGTGGTATCGACTCAGGCTTGGCAGACGGAGTCACGTACGACGGAAGGTCTGTCAACGACAGGGCAATCTTGCCCCAGTCGGCTTCCTGCACGCGCGGCTGGTCACCCTTGAGCCAGTCTTTGAGGTCGCGACCGGGCGGTGGCAGCAGACGCTGAAGCTCGTACTTGTCGGTGTCAAGGTACCCGCGCACGATTTGCGCGCCCTTGTTCCCGGCGTCGTCGTTGTCGAAAGCGCAGATCACGCCGTCGTAGTCGTACCGGTCGCAAAACGTGTTGAGCGACGCGGACGTCATAGACGCGCCCGGCACGCACGCAACGACGTACGGGCATTTGGACTGAACTGCCGCGAGTGCGTCGGTCTCCCCTTCGCACAGCAGCAGAACGTGGCGGTCGGTCTCGTGCTCGTTGATAGGGAACCACAGGGAACCCTTGGCCTTGGAACCGACCTCCCAGAAACGGTGCCCCTTGTCGTCTTTAACGATCTCACGGTAGGGCTCGATATAACGACGCGCGGTCGCCCCGTCTGGGTGGTCAAAGTCGAACCACAAACGTGGTCCGGGTACCGTGTACCTGACCCCCGCCTCAAGGGCGAGGTCCATATCAAGCCCCTTGCGCGCGAACCACGCGCGAGCGACTTCTCGCTGGCTTTGGCCTGTCGGAAGCGGGCTTGCGCTTTCGGGTTGCGGGTGGCTGGGACTTGTGTGAGCCCCGTGCGGCGATGGCAATGAGGATGGCGTCAATTTCGTCTTGTGGTGTAGTGGGTTCGGCCCCCAGCTCTACTGCGCGCTCGGCCAGCGCGGCCTTGGAGGAGTTGCGCTCTAGGCCGCACTTTTCGCGCCAGTCCGGCGGGAGGAAGCGGAAGATTTCGATTTGCGGGAATACTGCGCGTGTTGCTTGGTGTACGGCGCCCGCCACGTACGACAGCTCCATGGCGGTTTTGGCGTTTATACCAAGGAACATTCGCTCGATGCCCACGACGCGGCACTTGTAGTTGACGCCGTCGGCCTCGGACTTCGCGTTGAGCGTGTCTTTCAGCAGGGACATTTGCTTGGAGATCTGCTGGTCGCGCCAGCCGCCGTCTGCCTCGTTGATCTTGAGGATGCCGTGCCACCGTATGTCACCGTTGGCAAGGTCGACAAACGCAAAGCCGATTAGCTTGGTCGACGGGTCAAGACCCAGCGCAAGCTCCACAGTCTCACTCATAGACGGGGTCCTCAAACTTGGGGAGCTGGGACAGCCGCTCCGCTGTGTGGGTGGAGGTACGAACCTTGCGTACTAGCTCGTTGAGCGGCCGGGTCTTGTGGGTGTGCTTACAGTGCAAACACTGGTACCCGTCAAAGTGGATCGACAACGGTGTACCGCAGTACAAGCACGCCCTGTCGGCGGGGTAGATATCAGGCGGCAATCACGACCTCGCTTGGCCTTTAGGGTTATCGCGGGGTCGTGGGACGTAATCGCGGAGCCATACGTGCTCCGGGGCAATGCGTCCGAAGCGCCAGTGGCGCCAGCTTTGCCAGATTGTCCAGACGCCGTCGGCGCTGTCGCGCGTTACGACGCCTTGGAGGTGGTGGCGTTTAACGTTCTTGTGCGGCATCACCTGTGAGCAGCTGTGGTGCGAGCAGCTCAACAAGCCCGAGGCGTTGCCCCGGCGTCAAGTCGGAGAGGTTGACCTGCGGGGAGATCCCCAGCTGGCGAAGGCGCTTAGCAACCGCAACCTCGCCCCAGTTGGGGATACACCGCAGCAGCGCGGATATGCGCCACGAACGCGTCCACTCGGTCGGTGCGCCCACGACCATTGCGACGACTTCGGAGACCTCGTGCTCCTCCATAAGACGCCACGCGGACTTGAGCTTCGAGCGGAAGCGGCGGATCTCGTTAGCGTGCGCAAGGGCGGACATACGCTGTTCGTCGATTGCGCTAGAGGCCAAAGTCGTCCTCCTCTGGTGGGAAACAGGTGTCGGCGTACGGGCAGCTGATCTCGGTGCGCTGGCCGCACGGGGTGTCACGGTCGTAGTAGCGGGCCTTGGTGGTGGCCTGTGCGCGGTTCTCGCACATACCCCCGGGGGGTATAGGGCCGATCATACCCTCGGCGCGAGCCGTAAGCTCTGCGACGCGCTCGGCGTCGGGGAACGGGATAAGGAAGCGCTTAGGCTCCTTGCCGTACTTGTCGAGTAGGACCATCTCGCCTTCCCACTCTGCGCCACCGGTCTGCAGCGACATCTGGTACTGGTACCAGTTGAGCTGTGCAAGGTGGTACGGAGCGGGCTTGGCGTACCCGGTGAACTTGATCTCGATGATGCGGCGGCGTGCGTAGTCGACGGCGTCGGGG